GCATTTGCCAATAAAGATGAAGTTGTTAGATCGCACGCTCCTTTTGTCTGGTCTTTAAACCCTGATAACAAAGAATCTAGAATTAATAGATGTTTTGTAGATGCTCCATCTCTATCCATTGTTGACATTAACGTTTACTTTGATGACGGCACTGATATTGAATATAAAAATGGAATCAAAAAAGAGTTTAAACATTTTTGCAAAGAACTTTTTAACGTTGCACTTGGCAAAAATCACAATTTAAACCCCGCCAATGTATTTGAGGTTGAACAAGAGATGATGAACGCGCTTATTTGCACTAAAGTAACAACTAGTTTGGATTCCTATAATAAGATTAGCGCGCACGAAGCTATATCTAAATACGATTTCAATTGGGAAGAGTTCTCAAAAGATCTTGGATTTACTTATACGCCCGATTTTTTTATAACATCAAGTAAAAATTACTTGAAGTGTGGAACCGAATTGTTATTGAAAAACTGGGATTCTGAAAAATGGAGAACATACTGGATTTATATATTCGTTAAAAAAACTGCTAGAATGACAGGGGGTTGGGAAAAGCTCAATTATGATTTTTTTGGCAAGTTCCAAAGAGGGCAAACCAGAATCAATGACAGCGACGCAGTAAGCGCTTCGTTGTACATGTCCGTGCCATTCAATACCTTTTTAACAAATGCATACGTTGAAAAATTTGAAACTCCTGAAAATGTTAAATATGTTGAAGTCATGTGCAACGATTTGAAAGAAGTGTTTACTAGAATTGTGAAGCGTAATAAATGGTTGTCTCCTTCTACTAGAAAATATGCATTGCTTAAACTTAAAAATCTGCACTTTGATATTGCTAAACCACACGTATTGAGAGAAGACCCATTACTTGATTACGGAGACAGTGTTATTGAAAATATGGATAAAATACACGAATGGCGATTAAATCAATGGCTGAAATTAGAAGGCAAGGGTCTTGTTGATATTCCCATTATGGATTGGAATCAATACCCAGTTAAAATGAGTGGAACTCAATCGTATATTGTAAACGCGTCTTACACGCCATCTAAAAATGGCATTTATATTAACTTGGGTTATATTCAAAAACCATTTGTAGACTTGGATGAGCGCGGAATTGAATACAATCTTGCGCATCTTGGTTTTACAATTGGCCACGAGATGGGTCATGCATTAGATGACTGGGGCAGCCAATACGACTATCACGGTAACTTGCACGATTGGTGGACAGCTGCAGACAAGAAGAAGTTCAAGCAGATTCAAGACGATGTTATTAAACAATATGAAGAATTTGCTGCACGCGATGGAATCACCTTTGATGCCTCCATCGGTGTAGGTGAAGATTTGGCCGATATTTCAGGATTAGCCGTTTGCGACGAATATTTGCGCGATTATCAGGCAAAGAATCATGATATTGTTCCCATTAAAAACATTTCTTTTGAGGCTTTTTACACGTATTACGCGTTTCAACAGAAGCAACAAGTTGGCAAGAAAGCTCTTGCGGCACAACTCAAAACCAATCCACACCCTCTTGATAAATATAGATGCAATATTCCGCTTTCTCGCTCTCAAATTTTTCGCGCTTTATACAATGTTAAAAAGGGTGATGGAATGTGGTGGCATAATACAAACACTGTTTGGTAAACGCGTGTTTTTGTATAATATTTAAATTATTACTATATTTTTACAGTAATAATTAACATCTGCGATTATATTTCTTTTTTCTACAAAAGTCATTATTAAATTTATTTGCGCTATTTAATATGTTATCAGCAATTAGTTATTTGCGTCATTCACATATTATATAAAAAATGCATAATACATTTAACCACGAAAACCCTTTTTATGACCCTTGGGAGTAATTTGCTGTTGGCTTTTTGCACCAGTACGTCAGGGTTTTATTCTTTTTTTATGTCCAAACTCTTGTTGATTTTTATTTATATCATTGTCATTATTATTGTGGGAATAATTTTTGTTATGTTTACTATTTTGATTTACTGTTTCACCATCATCTAAAAAATCTTCTAATGTAGCTTTACGATAAAAAGTATCTTGTTGCATTATAAGCATCATGTTTCTATTTGTTTATATCTAAATTAATAACTATATGTAACTCTTGAAAGGATGACAACCTTTTTTCAAAAAGGTGGAAAAAAATTGAAATTAAATAAATACAAAAATAATAAAGCAATATAGATAAGATGGCATCGCAAGACGTTAACCTAGCAAATAAATATCAGCAGAAGACTGACAAGGAACACATTCTTTCCAACCCAGATTCTTACATTGGTTCAGTTGAGAATGTTGACGCGTTTGTTTGGCTTCTCAATGAAGCCGGAGAACGCATTGTTGAAAAAAATATTATTCTTGTTCCGGGACTCTTCAAACTCTTTGATGAGGGAATTGTGAATTGTAGAGATCACGTTGTTCGACAAGCGCAAGCTGTCAAAAATGGAGTTAACCACGCACTCCCTGTAACCAGCATTGACATTGCAGTTCAAGACGATGGTACAATTGTCATGATCAATGACGGAAATGGAATTGATGTTGCTGAGCATCCTGAATATAAGATTTGGATTCCTGAGCTCATTTTCGGTCACTTGCGCACTTCCACCAATTACGACAAGACCGAGAAGAAGATTGTTGGAGGTAAGAATGGGTTTGGATTCAAGTTGGTGTTGATATGGTCCACTCATGGTTCTATTGAGACTGTTGACCATGTCCGAGGACTGAAATATACTCAGGAATTTCGCGACAACTTGGATGTAATTGGCAAGCCGGTTATTACCAAGTGCAAGTCCAAGCCTTATACGAAGATTACTTTCAAGCCTGATTACGCGCGTCTTGGAATTGAGGGGCTTTCTACGGACTTGATTTCGTTGTTTAAGAAGCGCGTTTATGATGTTGCTGCTATAACCGACAAGTCCGTCAAAGTAAAGTATAATTCTCAAGCTATTCCGGTAAAGAATTTCCAGCAGTATATTGACATGTACGTCGGACCCAAGGATGCGGCTCCTCGCGTTTATGAAGGCGAATCTGATGAACGCTGGGAATATGCAGTTGCTCTGTCACCAAGTCACGAGTTCTCACAAGTAAGTTTTGTGAACGGCATTCATACTGCCAAGGGTGGAAAGCATGTTGATTATATCCTTGGTCAAATTACCAGAAAGCTCGTTGCATTTATTGAGAAAAAGAAGAAGATTGCAGTAAATGCAAACAGTATCAAGGAGCAGCTTATTCTCTTCTTGCGTTGTGATATTGAAAATCCTGCTTTTGACAGTCAGACCAAGGACTTCATGAATACTCCCAGCGCAAAGTTTGGTTCAACGTGCACCGTCAGCGACAAGTTTATTGAAAAGGTTGCAAAGATGGGCGTAATGGACGCTGCGTGTGCAATTACCGAAGTAAAGGAAAACAAGGCCGCAAAAAAGACCGACGGAACCAAGACCAAGAATATTCGCGGCATTCCCAAGCTTATTGATGCAAACTGGGCTGGCACTGAAAAATCTGCGCAATGCATGATCATCTTTTGTGAGGGAGATTCAGCCAAGGCAGGAATTGTTTCCGGCCTGTCTTCCGAAGATAGAAACACGATTGGTGTTTATCCTATGAAGGGTAAGATTCTCAATGTTCGTGGGGAGCAAGTCAAGAAAATTGCAGAGAACAAGGAGATAGCTGAGATTAAAAAGATTCTTGGCTTGGAAACTGGTAAAGAGTATAAATCTGTAGCAGACGTTGCAAAGAATTTGCGATATGGAAAAGTATTGTTCATGACTGATCAGGATTTGGATGGTAGTCATATCAAAGGACTCGGCATCAACTTGTTCCAATCTGAGTGGCCTAGTTTAGCACAAATTCCCGGTTTTATCGGTTTCATGAACACTCCCATCTTGAAGGCAAAGAAGGGTTCTCAAGAATTGGTCTTCTATAATGAAGGTGAATATGACGCTTGGAAGGAACTAAATGATGGCGGAAAAAATTGGAAGGTTAAGTATTACAAAGGATTGGGAACCAGTACTGGAAAGGAATTCCGCGAATATTTTGAGAAAAAGAAGATTGTCGGTTTTGCTCACAGCGGCAAACCCTGTGACGATGCAATTGATATGGTATTCAACAAGAAACGAGCTGACGACCGAAAGGATTGGCTAGAAGATTACGATCGCGAAAGTTATCTTGATACCAATCAGGAATCTGTGGGTTACGATGATTTCATTAACAAGGAGCTCATCCACTTCTCCAAGTATGATTGTGACAGAAGCATTCCTAACTTGATGGATGGTCTTAAGATTTCATTGAGAAAGATTCTATTTGCTGCGTTCAAGAAGAACTTGACGTCTGAGATTAAGGTCGCCCAGTTTTCTGGATACGTATCTGAGCACTCAGGATATCATCACGGTGAAGCGTCTTTGAACGGAGCAATTGTAAACATGGCTCAGAATTTTGTCGGCAGCAATAACATCAACTTGTTCACTCCAAATGGTCAATTTGGAACTCGTTTGCAAGGCGGCAAGGATAGCGCTTCGGAAAGGTATATCTTCACCCAGTTGTCAAAGATTACGAGGACCTTGTTTCCTGAGATGGATGACAAGATTCTTAAGTATTTGAATGACGATGGATTTCCAGTTGAGCCGTTGTTCTACGCCCCTATTATTCCGATGGTTCTGGTAAACGGATCCAAGGGAATTGGAACTGGATTCAGTACAGAAATTTTGTGTTACAATCCGTTGGAGATTATTGGGTATTTGAAGAACAAGCTTTCCGGAAGTTCAAACGCGCATTTTGACTTCATGCCTTATTACGAAGGTTTTGGCGGAACTATTTCAAAGATTTCCGATGGAAAGTTCCTCGTGAAGGGCAAGTATGAAACTCTTGGCGCGGATAAGATTCGCATTACTGAGTTGCCGGTTGGAACGTGGACTGATGACTTCAAGGAATATCTTGAGACTTTGACGGATAGTGTGGATAAAGCCGGCAAAAAGGTAACGCCTGTCGTCAAGGACTATGATGATATGAGTAAAGACACGACGGTAGATTTTGTCATTACTCTGCAAAAGGGTAAGCTTGCTGAACTGGAAGCGATAAAGTTGGATAATGGTTGCAATGGTCTTGAGAAGCAGTTCAAGCTGTTTACCACTAGTTCTACTAGCAATATGCATTTGTTTGACTCTGAAGATAAGCTGAAGAAGTATGCAAACGTATGCGAGATTATTGACGATTATTATGGAACTCGGCTTCAAATGTTTCAGACCAGAAAGGATTATATGATTAATTCTCTTACAAAGGAACTGGTTCTGCTTTCCAACAAGAGCAAGTATATCAAGGAAAACTTGGATGGAACTGTTGATTTGCGTCGGAAGAAGCGCGAAGAGGTAAGCAAATTGCTCAAGGAAAAGGGTTACGACGTGATTGACGAGGATGAAGATTTCAAGTATTTGGTGAAACTTCCCATGGATAGTGTGACCGAAGAGAACGTTGCAAAGGTATTAAAGGAACACGGCGATAAAGCCGCCGAGTTGGAAGTTGTAAAATCAAGAACTATTGAGCAGATGTGGTCTGGTGAGCTAGATACGCTTTCATCAGAGTACGCAAAGTATAGGGAGGAACGCGAACGCAGTATATCTGGAACTGGTAAGAAGTCTGTTACAAAGAAGACCAAGTTGGTTCTTGCAAACTAAACTCTAAATAAAATAAGAAAAATTAAAAAATAAAAAAATAAAAATTTATTTATTATTTTGTTTTATCTATTATTACTTCTTTTGCAATGTTGCGAATTATTTTTTCACGCTTTTTGTCATCATTTTCCATAGTAGAACCACCCATAGCTTCCAATAAAATATTCTGATACTCCATGTGTTTTTTGGTATCTGTATCTTCGGCGGCGGGATTTTCTTCTCTCCACTGAGGTAGTTGTTTAATATTTTTATGTTCAACCTCTTTTATGGCGCGTTTAATTTTTACATTTTCATTGTTTTCCTTTTCCCAAGCATCTTTGTCTTTTACGTACATTGTTTCTCTCTTCAAGTCGCTACAGTGAATGGGTCTTTTACAAACATCAATGTCTTTCAAGTTTCTCAAGAATATTTTTGTGATTCCTTCTACGTAGCCAACTCTGCCTATCATATCTAAATCGCTTAATTGTAACTTGATTTGCTCTACAAAATCCGTTAGATTGAGTGCGTCTTTACATGTCTCGTTTAAAAAGAACTGTAAATTAAACTGGTTATTGCTGTTGCTATTGTGGCAATTGGTGTTAGTGTTTGTTGTAGAACTCACTTTGCTTGCTATTTCAAATAATTGTTGCTGAAGTTTTTGATTTTCCATATTTTTCTCCATCATTTGTTTGTTCTGTTCTATAATAAGCTCTTTGAATTCTTGATTTTGTTTAAGTAATTCAAAAATTACATTACTTGATGGTTTTTCAAATTCTGTGGAGGCGTCATTTATTGGTTCTTGAAAATTGCACATTTTTTTATGATTGCATAGACTTGACATATGTTTATAATTTTTTCCACAGTTACATGTAAAATTTTTTTCTGCGCTTTTTTTTGTTAGGATGGCGTTAGGATTTGTTCGGATTATATGCTTACGTGTGGTATTGTGGCGATTAAAATCACTTTCTTTACAGCATTTAAAGTCACAATTTGTGCAGAAGAATTTTGTCGCGGTTTCCGGCGTTTTTGCGTTAGGAATCATTCGGCTAATATACTAACAGAAAAAACGCCTAAATCTTTTCCCTAAAAAAGTATTAAAAACTGTCATCATAATTTTATAATTATTATTTTTGTTATCAAGACCATAATGATGTGATGTCGGAAATTTAAAGGTGTTTTTCATAAAAGGTCGGCGGTTTTGAAAATTGGACATTTTTTTTGTCCTTTTTTGGAAATTGGAAACACTTTTGACCCTTTTTTATTCGAAATTTCCAAGATTTTTCTTTAAGTTCACTTTTAAGAATATATATTCTGATAAGTTAAAGACATTGGATAGCTGATTCTTGGATAGTCGGAGACAAAATATCTAATCATTTGATCCTTTGAAAGTGAATCCAAGAGAGAAAAAGTAATTCAATGTTATTAAATTAGTTTTTCTTTTTTCCTTTTTAATCTAAAACCATGGCTTTAATTCCAATTGTTTATCATTATTTTGCGACATAATAGGAGGATCCATTGGTTTATACATTGTGCTCGCATCTACTAGATATTTATGATAACCAATTGCCTCAGAATATACCTGATGCACGCAATAATCCAATACAATCTTATTCAATTGTTCCACTTGCTGTTGAACGTTTGTTGGTTGATTGGCTGCGTGCTGCAAAAATGTGCTGCGCATAACAATTTTAAGCGTGTCGCCGTCTTGATCACTTATGACATATTGACCATTTGACTTTTGATATACCCCGGCTCTAATACCATTTTGAATTATGCGAATGTTGTTGTGAGAGAAAAAGGTATTTGACAAGTCAGTGTTGTCCCATAAACCTTCGGTAGGATTCCTAAAAGTTGCGCATTGGTTTACTGGTATTTTGTCATACATTTGAAATAAATCGGTTGTTTTAGGGCCATTAATATCCACCCTTCCATTTGATGGTCTACAGTTATTCATTATAATATTCTAATATAAGAAAATATTATATACTATTATTTTATACATATGAACTTTCAATCCACAGTTTTAATAATTGCCGTAGTTATTCTTATAATATGCATGATTCTTATTGGTATCGCTTTAGCAAAAACCAAAAGCACGCAGCAATGGCCTCCACTTGTTGGCGATTGTCCCGACTATTGGATTGACATGTCCAATAATGGCGCGCAATGCGTTAATACTAAGGATTTAGGCACGTGCAATGCGAGCGTTCCCGCAGGTCAACACTTGCAAATGAATTTTACCGTTGCGCCTTATATTGGCCAAAATGCGGCCTGCTCAAAATATAAGTGGGCCACTGGTTGCGGTATTACTTGGGACGGCATTACTTCTGGTGTCCCCAACCCTTGCGACGCTTCTGGGAATACTCCCACGAGCGCATAAAATACGATAAAACAAAATAATATTTTTCAGGTCAAAATATTATTTTTAAGATAGTTAGATGAATTTATTACTTGCTCGCAATATTAATATTATTGATATATTTTCTTCCAATTATTTTCTTCCAATTATTTTCTTCCAATTTCCGGAAGGGTCAATTTTATAAATGTACAAAGGAGAACTAGCGTAAACATTTTTGTTTTCATCTGTTGACAATGAATTTATTGAATCATTTAGAGTCGCTAAGGTATTTATTTCTAGAGAATTAAAATTTACCTTATATACAATTTTACTTTCATAAAATGAGAAGTACAAATTCTCCCCCAATGTGTCTACTTTCATGTTAGCAAGTGTTCTAATCCCACCATAATAAAGATCGGAAGGTAATTTTGTCTCTATTTTTTTTATTATTTTTCCAGTAATAATATTAATTTTGTAAAATGAAAAATTATCTGACGAAAGAAACCCATCGTAATCTATTAAATAAACGTTTCCAGCGTCGTCCACATCCATTAGATATTTAAAGTATTTAATATCTTTTGGTATTGGTATTTGTCTTGCAATATATGTAGTAGGGTCAATCACATACAATCTACCATCTAAATCTATTGTGTAAACATTTCCCTCTGCGTCCACGCGTATCACCCCTGTTGTATCAGAAGCATTTGGTTTTATTATCAATTTTCCAAAATCTGTTACATTGCCATCCTTGTCAATTTTGCGAATCATATTATTGTTGACATTGCCGATTGTACTTGATTTTAAACTGTCGTATATATAGACATTGTTTGCCGCATCAACTGCTATATTATAAGGGCCTGAAAATGGAGGATTAGGTGAAATCCCTAAATTTTCAACTTTTTGACTAGCCATATTAAATTTATATACTTTCTGATTTTCACCATCGGATATATACACATTTTCGCCTTTTGTGTCCACGGATATCTTTGTAATATACTCTATAGATGTAATATTCTCTATAGAAGTGGCTTTATTTTTTGTAATCAAGTTGACAACAATTAAGCCAATTACTCCTAAAACTAAAAGAGTTCCAACTTTTCCCATCAAAATATGCTATATAAAGATATAATATAATATATTTTACAAAAATATTAATAAACGGTTGTCACATTACTAGTTTTTGCGTCAATCTTGCTGAGCAAATTGTTTCCTACATCGACAACATAAACATTTCCTGCAGAGTCTATCGCAATGTCGGCGAAGATTATTATATTATTTAAGTTCAAAAATTTTCCTAAATTGGTCACAGCGCCGGTTTTTGCGTCAAGTTTAAAAATTGAGTTGTTTCTTGGATTGGCAGCATAAACATTTCCTAGAGAATCTACTGCCACAGAGGTCCATAAATATTGGGTTCCGTCAGATGGAATAAAAAAAGTATAATGTAAATTGGTTATGTTTCCTTTAGCATCAATCTTGCCGAGGAAATTGGTTTTCATTGTATCGGTAACATAAACATTTCCCAGAGTGTCTACTGCCACTCCCACAGGTTGTCCGAAGAAGGGCTCTCCATCCACATCCTGACCTTGATCGTCCAGGTACACATCCAGTCCTGAAGAATCTTTAAAAACTATGCCTAAATTGGTCACAACACCGTCAGTGTCAATCTTACGCACTAAACTGTTTCCTGTATCGGCAACATAAACGTTTCCCTGAGAGTCTACTGCCACGCCGGTAGGATTATCGAATAATACTGCCACGCCGGTAGGATTATTGAATAATCCTAAATTGGTCACGACACCGTCAGCGTCAATCTTACGCACTAAACTGTTTCCTGTATCGGCAACATAAACATTTCTTGAAGAGTCTATCGCAACGCCGATAGGATTGTTGAATGATGGATGCTTTTTGTCCAAAAAAATCTTTCCCAATTTGGTAACATTACCGGTTTTTGCGTCAATCTTACAAACTGCATCATTTCCTTTATCGGAAACATAAATAATTCCTTTAGAATCTACCGCAACACCGCCAGAATATGTAAAGTTTGGAATTACTGGTTGATTTGGTTCTGGTTCTGGTTCTGCCTCTGGTTCTGCCTCTGGTTCTGGTTCTGGTTCTGCCTCTGGTTCTGGTGTGGGTGTTTCTTTGTTGTTAATCAAAAAAACCGCAACAAGTGCTCCAATAACTCCTAAAACTAAAAGAGTTCTAACTTTTCCCATTACAATTATACAATATAAAGATATAATACGTTTTACAAAATTATTAAACGTTTGTTACATTTTACGGGGTTGTTGCAAGGAGACTTTCGGTTATCTTGTAACTTGTGCGTTTTCCAATCAATTTGGTGTCAAAATCTTTTATAAGTTTCCCAGTATTTAATGACATTAAACGCACTCTAAAATTTCCAGAGTCGGCAACATATAAATTTTCTCCGGTTTTATCTACCACCAAGCCGAGTGGTCCGTTAAATTCTTCATTTAAAAATAACTCTTTTATTGTCCCACCATTGGTTAAATCAACCCGCGTTACACTATTAAATTCAATTAACGTATAATATAAATACTTGGCTGAATTATCCACCGCCATGAATGCAACCTCTAAAGTATCTAAGACGTAATTTGCTACTTTTTTTATTTCCCCCGAAGAAGTAATTTTGTATATACCGTCGGTATTTACTGCGTATATGTTTTCATCTTTGTCAATTGTAAAATTTGTAAAAAAAATCTCATCATCTATCAAAGGTGCATTTTTAATATCACCCAAAGTGTCAATTTTATAAATCACTTGTGTGCGGTCTAAAAAAAATATATTATTTTTTGCGCTTACCAATACGCGAACTGGATTAAAATTTTTAGCGACAACTTCTCTTGTATTAGTGATTGCGTCAATTTTGTAGAGAAATGCTGTTTCTTCGTCTATAATATCGGTAACATAGACGTTTTCGGTCTTGTCCACTGCAATGTCAATGATTGTGATAAAATTATTATTTCCTAAAAGAGTTAGTATACCTTCATCAATCTTGAATACTAAACCATTATCAGGGTCAGTTATGTAAATCTTGCCATTTGCACTAATTGCCAAACCGGACGGACCCACAGGTTGTTCAGGATCTACAGGATCTACAGGATCTACAGGATCTACAGGATCTACAGGATCTACAGGATCTACAGGTTGTTCAGGATCTACAGGATCTACAGGATCTACAGGTTGTTCAGGATCTACAGGATCTACAGGTTGTTCAGGATCTACAGGTTGTTCAGGATCTACAGGATCTACAGGTTGTTCAGGATCTACAGGTTGTTCAGGATCTACAGG